CCGTGAAGTTCGCCACCGTGAGACATCTTAACACAATTATCGACACGTTTTCCACCTTTCATCTTTGTACCCATTTGTTTGTATCCTTTCCAGCAAGCTTTGCCATCAAGTCCTTTTTTCTTTTTAGTCATTATTTATTAAATCCTTTGCCTTGAGTTGCTGCTCCGCAACCTCTAGCCATTCCTGTTTTCTTAGCAGCTTTACCACCATTCATCATAGTAGCTCTAGGTTCACCACCTTTTGTCATCTTTTTCTTTTCACCACCACGGTTCATTTTTTGCATACCTCTATTAGTTCCTGGCATTATGGTCTCCTTAAATTTTGTTTGGTGTTAGTCATTGACCCACCTTTTGTTTTCTTTTGCATTGATGAGTCTTTCATTATGGACCCATCTGGCATTTTATGATACCCTTTAGGTACTTCTCCACCTTGTTTCATTCTTCTGCGATTTGCGTTTCCGCCCATCATTTCCTCAAAGTTAGCTTTATTTAACATTATATTCCTTTTGTTTTGTTGTCCGAATCTCTAACGTCTTTTAGTATATCACGATAATCTTTACGCATTTCACCTTTTTCTTTCATAAGAGAATCTTCCCTTTGTTGGGCTATTTTCATTTCTGCTATCGCTTCTGTTGACTGTATTTTAGCAGCATCTATTTGTGCTTTAGCTTGATCGCTTTGTGCCTTTTGTTGTATCTCAGCTTGTTTGAGTTGCACTAAAGGTTGAACTTGTGCTTGCTGTGCTTTTAACTGTTCTGCTTCTGCTAAAGCTTGCATTTGACCAGTCACTTGTTGAGTAGCCTGTGCTGCTTGAGTTGCTATCTGATTCATTATTTCTGGTGGCATTTCGCCTTCACCCATTTCTGGTAGAGGTGAACCCATAGCTTGTTCTATCTGCTGCTTATACTTCATAGCTTGATGTTCTTGTATATTAGCTTGAATAGTAGTTTGAGCAGTTTTATTTTGCTGGACCATAGGATTTTGTAAAAAACTTTGATGACTAGTAATATATGCGTCGTGGTTTTGGAATATATAAGCTTGTATAGGTTGTCCTGTTAATGCTGCTTGTTGCTCTGTAATCGGGTCTCTAGCTGGTACGTCTGCTTGAGGAGGCAATAAACCGTCTATATTCTTAACTTCTAGTGCTTCGTACATACGTTTGTATGCTTCACGTAAATCATGTAATTCTGGTGCTGCACGAGCCATTTCAAGCTCTTGTTGGGCTAACATCACCCTTTGTGCCATACTAAAGATATTTGGGTCACTTACTGGTATAATATCAATTTTATCGTCAAAATCACTTGATTTTATCTCCCTAGAAGCTCCTGGAACGTCATATGGGTAAACAGGGGGTAAACTTTTAGAAAATATGCCTGCTAGAAGCCTAAACTCCTTTTTCTGTGCATAATGCATACGTTTATGTATAGCACTCATTACTTTTGTACCACGTTCTAACATAGCTACTGTGGTGCCTACTGGGAGCTGTTGAGAGCCAATATCACCTACATTCATGTCCGCAATTGAAGCAAAACGTCTTCCAGAGTCAATAATTGTGCCTAATAACTGACTTAATACGTTACTTGGCTCTTTATACGGTAAAGGCATCAATGCATCACGAATTACACCACCTGGAACGTCAACATCTCTAAATTCTCCTGGTCTAAGTGGTTCATCCTCACCTTGTATTCTCATTCCACGTGCTTTAAAGCCTGCTGGTAGGTTACTTAACGTACCTGCGTCTACTAATTGACGTAAAATTGATGTTGCAGACTTAGTAAGCCCTCCAATCATGTGAATTAGCCCAAAACCGTAAAAACCAAGTCCTGGTAGGAACTTATAATGTACAAAATACTCTTTTTTCCTAAATAATTCGTCTTCTTCGCTCCAATTACGTCTTATTGACAGTATTTCGGTTTTTTCTTCTAAAATTGTTACTACATAAGGCACTGCAAAACCATAATCGTCCTCTTCACCTAGCTCCAAATTGACATGCATCTCTAAAACTGAGTATTCATCATAGTCTGTCATTGAAGGCGATAGACCTTGTAGCTCATCAATCTTTTCTTTTGCTTCGTTATAGTCTAAATCAGCGTCTGCTTCACCTATTTCAGTTTCACGGTATGTACCATTCATCTGTAGTTTCTTTAAATCGTTGCCTGTTAGTGTCATAGCGTGTGTAAAACGTGGGCTAGTCTCTAAATCTGTTGTTTCGTAAGCTACTACTAAGTCTTCTGCTTTTACTAAACGGCTGGTTGCTCTACCTAGTAAGTTGTCGTAATAAACTTTTTTGAATGCACTACCAGCTAATGGTAGATAAAATAGTAGGCTGTCCATTTCGGGGTCGTACTCTTTCATGACCTCAGTAATTTCATAGTTCATGAATTCTTTAACACGTTGGCTCTGTGCCATTATCTCTGGAGTTTCTGCACCCATAGCCCTAGTCTTGACTGGACCTCCTGGTGGCAATAACTCCTTATAGGATTGTGCTTGAAATTGTGTAGCTGCTTCTGCTAGTAATGGATGATGAACACCCGTTGCTCCTGGGAATGGTTCTTCTCTTTCAGAAGTTTTTATTCCTAATAAATCTAAACCCTTAGTAAAAGTTTCCAGCCAATCTTTACGTGAATCTTTATCAGAATCGTAAGCTTCTAAAAGCTCACTGGCTAACGTGGATAAATCTGATGAGTCAATTGTTTCAGCAAGATTAGATTGGTGGTCTGTTATTGTTTCACCTTCTTGACCAAATAGTGGGGTAACGTTTCCCTCACCGTCAAGTTCAAATGAAGACATCATGTCACCTTGAATATCCATTTCTTCTGGGAGTTGAACTTCAGTTGGTAATCCCTGCATACTAGGGTCGGCAGCCAATTGTTGCATTATTTCGATGTCAATGCTTCCGTCTTGATCCATGTTTAAAGGTGATTTATCTATAGCCATAATTAATAATAACTTATTTTACGTTTGTAGTATAGTTCGTCTTCTTCCCAATCACTAGGTAGTTTAACAAAACCACCTTGTCTAAATCTCAACATAGCTTGAGTAGTAGAATCTACTAAGTCATCATGATCACCAGCAGGAAATACTGCACACTCTTCTACTACCTCGTTCGCCCATTTAGTATCAGGTGCCCATACCATACCTGATTCAAATAATGGAGTACTTGCGTTCACTCTAGCTACCTTATCATTTCCTTTAGAAGGAGTAAAGTTTTGTACGGGGATACCTATGTTCCGTAATTCTTGTGTTAAAGGTATACCACTAGCTTTACCTTCTATAATAACTATGTCAGGGCTCCATTCGTTATACTGTTCTAGAGCTACACCTTTTAGTTCAGGGAAAGAGTACTTACCTTTAATAGCATCGAGTAGAATAATGTGTGCAGTTCTCCCGTCGTATATATCACCACCTATTGTGCCTTCTGGGTAGAACACTCCCCATGTAGTTATAGCTGAGTAATCCGCACTTGAACTTTTTAAAAACGCTGTGTCGTAACTTTGTATTAAATAATCACATGTAGGTGGTTTTTCTTTTTCCCATTTTTTCCACCACTCACGCCTTATAAGTGCACCTTCTTCACTGGTTGGATTCTGCATGTACTGGGCGTGCCATTTTGGTCCGCCACGTAAACTAGCTTTTACGCCTTCAAGTTCTTCTATCTTCCAGTATTCTGGCCATAGTGGGTTACCACTCGGCAGTATCGCTGGTAGTTCTATAACTTCCCATTGATCAGCTTTTGGGTCACGTGCTGCATCTTTTAATAGTTTACCCGTTAGATCGTTAATGTTCCAACGCGTCATAACTATAACAATAGCCCCTCCTGGCTGTAGCCTCTGTCTTGGTCCTGAGGTATACCAGTCGTAAGTATCTTCCATAGATTTTGGGTTCATTGCGTCTTGTTCACTATGGGGGTCGTCGATTATAAATAAGTCCGCACCTCTACCTGCTAATGCACCACCGACCCCCGCAGCATAATACTCACCCTTTAGTTTAGGGTTGCTTTTCATTTGAGTTTCCCACTTACCTGCTGCTTTTGAGTCTGGGTTAATTAATACGTCAGGGAATATCTTTTCATAGTCTTCAGTTAGCATTAAATCTCTAATCTTACGACCAAACTTAACTGCTAAATCTGCGGTGTGGGTTGCTTGTAGTATTTTTAAAGCTGGGTTACGACCTACTAAATATGCGGGGAAGTAATGACTAGCGAACTCACTTTTAGTATGACGCGGAGGCATATTGATAATGAGGCGTTTTATTTTACCTGTGGCTATACGGTCAAAGGCGTCTGCCATTTTTTTATGGTGAGCTCCGCCAATAAACGATGGCCATTGGTCTATAACAAAGTCCATAAAGCCACTTTGACAGCGTTCCACTTTTTCTATTTGTTCTAACCTTTCGGCTAGTTCTAGATGTTCTTTTAGTACCGACTCGGGTAAGTCTTTTAAATTAGAGGTCATACTTTAACGGCATTAAACTAGCTACTCCACCATGGTTCATTCTGAATGTTTTAAAAGCTTCTTTTAGTTCTGGGGTTAGTTCTATTTTTAAAAACTCTTGATCGTAACCGTCAATGTATTCTGTAGCATTTAACTTAACACCGTAATCTTGTTCCGTTTGTTTCATAGCTTTTTTAAGGAAGTCATTATAACTCTTAGCTCGGTTTATACTTTCTTTGTCTGGTTCGGCGAATAATATAGTATCCATTGTATTATCCTCATTTAATTTTTGAATATTTATTAATTTACCTTTAGTGTCATAGTTAAATTTTATACTCTTATTATTTTTATACTTTTTTTCAAAAAAGGGTATCATTTTAGGTGGTATTACCTCTAAATTACCAGAAGGCGGAGCTAATGACCTAGCACCGTTGGGTATTAAAACGAAAGGAGAATCACTTTTAGCACCAGTTTGTAATAATATTTTTACATTGTCGGTAAACCAGTCTGCGCTCCTCGGTAGGTTTTTAGAGTCTGTCGCTGTTCCTAAATACTTAGCAAAATCAGGCATGTAGTTTGAAACTAAACGTTCTGCTCTTTGGTTATATGCTTCTGCTGCTTCTGGAACATAGGGCTGCATATCTGGGTTTTCGAAATTTCTCATATTTACAGTTACAAAATTAGTATTAGCAATAGCATCTTGTTGTTCAGTTTCAAATTTTTTAGCAATTTCATCAAACTCTTTATTAAAATTATCTAATTCACCAGTTTCTTTTAAAAAATTATGAAAATCTACTGTATCTTCACTAATTTCTAGTGCATCGCCCGCAGTGTATTTTCCTTTTTGTATGTCCTCAAAAGGTATTTCAGGTTCATCTCCAATTTTAGAGACTATGTGTTCGACATGCATTCTACCGCCGTATTCATCTTCTCGCCCTACAGAAGCTGCTAATTTACTTTGATCTCTTGTGAGTTTATATGTGTCACTTTGAATCTCTTGTCCTACTAATACATTGTCTTGTCCATCTATAGTTTCAAAGGTGTATCTTTGGTGCATATAGTTGTTATCTTTTAAGCCTTTTTCACTACCTCCTAATTTAGTACCTATTGCTAAGTCATTGTGTTGTTGATTTTTAAAACTTATTTTTTCCGATCCTGGTTTACCGTAAAGTTGACCGTCATCAAACATATTAAACTTACGTTCACCGTAAGCCTGGCTCATTTTTTCTGCTGATTCATTAATACTTGTAATAGGGCTGTCTAAATCATAAACAGGTCTTTTAGTAGTGTACCTTGCGTAAGGTGAATTTTGTGCTGCATCATCCATGGTTGAATTTAACCCGTAATAAGCATGAGTTTCTTGTATTTTAGGTGCGTTTTTTTGTAATTCTAGCATAACTTGAGCAGGAGTAGCGTTACCTCTAGCTACAAACTCTTTAGATAAAAAATCTTTTATTTGTCTGTCTACATTTTGGTTTACGTTGCCTTTACCTGTTACCCCATAACGTCTCATGCCTTGGAGTATGTTTTCTATAGGGAACACTTTATTAGGTTTTTTATAAAGGTTTGATTCAGCTAAAGCTATTTGACTCATCATCTGTGTGTCATTGTCGCCGTACCTTAAAGGCATTAAGTTAGCAGAACTGCGATAAGGAGCTTCACTTTGGCTACCAGTTCTCCAACCTTCGACATCTTTTATTTCTCTAGGGCGGTCGGCGGTGTGCAGTACTTTGTGTTCTAAGATTTTAGGGCTAGGGGGTGGTGGAGGTGGTGGTAGTTGTAATGGGGCAGGGTATGTTTTTAGTTTAGTTCTTACAGGAGAAGCTAATTTACCTGCTGCGGGTAAACCTACTGATGCGGCAGATATAAGATTACCTAAAAAAGGTCTACCTTCTTCAGCCATCTTTTCACCTTCTAGGTAACCTAGCACGTTCCCTGGTCCAGGGATGTAAGAAGCTACATTCGCTAAGTCTTGACCAGTATGCATAGCAGAACGTTCAGTGTCAAAAGCGAAAGGGAAGTTATATAAACCCTTACCTATAAGGTCTCCGAATTTTTCTGTAGGTCCACGTTCTAAAGGGTAAGCAAATTGTTCCGCGCCATAAGCAGGGTCGGTAGTAGAACTCAAGCGTTCAAGCATATCTTTATACTTCATGCGTTCTAGCATTTCAGCGTAACCTAAAGGTAGAAATTTATTTTCCATTTAACTTCATTTTATACTCTTTACGTGCTTTTTGTAAAGTTTCTTTGTTCTGCATAATAATACTAGGGACAGGGGTCGAGTAATGTTCGTCGTCGGGATGTGACCAAAACCACTGGGCGTCAGGTCTATCGTCGTTTAGATCTTGGACTATGGCGATAAGGGCATCGCGATTGGTCGAAGGATGACACTTGAATAGAACTGCGTCGTAATTGTGTAGTGTTTCGTAATAAATAGCCAGTAATGAAGGATCATAGTCGTATACCAATAGACGATTTTGATCGTAAGATTCTAATGAGTGTGGGCATACAGGTTTTATGTGTTCAAAATATTCTCTCATAGCCTCTGCAAATTTGCAAAAAATTTTAGTGAGGAGTCCCTAATTCTAGCCTACTTGGGGTAATAAGTAAAAGTCATGGTAAATGGCTCTTTAAATGCGAGCTACGGCTAAACTCACACAAGCTGTGCAATAAGGGGGGTGGGGGTGTTTCTGTGTGGGTTAGTCTGTGTGTCTGTGTGTCGCAGCTCTGCTGCGTGTCTGCCCCGCAGGGAACTTTTTCTTGCTTCATTCTAGTTCTAATGCGTCTGTGTCGCCGTCAGGCGTCGTGTGTCGCCCGTCAGGGCGTGTGTGGTGGGCGTCAGCCCACAATTTATGTATAGTTTTTATATATAAATTATATATACTTTACTTTACTTTAATACTTTACTTTACTTATATATGTTAGTATCATTAGTGTATAGTAAGTTAAAAGGGTACTTACTATTACTAACTAATTAAACCCTATAGGTAAATTATTATGTCAAATACTAATAATAAAAAGGTTGCTACTACTAGCGTTACTACTAACGTCAGTACTAGTGTTTCTACTAATGCTAAACTAACTTACGTTACTAAGGGTGGTGCGTCTCATAATATTAATCGTGCTAGTAAGGTAGGCGGTAGTACTTACGCTAACGCTTTAGCTACTTATAAAACGCTAGGCTACGGTAAAGCGGATTTAAACTACGATATTAAAGGCGGTAGGCTAACGCTAGGTTAATACCTAGTTACTAAACGGGGGGCGTTAGCCCCCTTTTTTATTACCCAAGCACCAACAACCAAGACGATCATGATCATGATGTAGTATGTGTTGTCTTTGTGTCTTTGTCTTTGTGTCTTTGTGTGTGTCCCAGCTCTGCTGGGCTGTGTGCCAGCTCTGCTGGCCAATCTTCCATGGTCTGTGTCCCAGCTCTGCTGGGCTGTGTGCCCCGCAGGGAACTTTTTCTTAAAATAATACTTTACTTTACTTATAGATCAGGGTTATAATAGGTTATTGATTAGGTTAAAGGGCTTACTCATCAATACTAACTAACTAAGCCTCATGGTAAATATTATGAAAAATACTAAAACCAAAACTGCTACTTCAGTAACTCCTAAAGTAGCTCCTCAATCACTTACCTATATCTCAGGTAAGTCTCGTGCTGAGCATAATGTCAAGCGTGCTAAAGCTGTTAACGGTATGTCCGTTGAAAAAGCGTTAGCTCATTATGCTACTATCTACCCTAAAGGTGCTCAAACTCACCTTAACTATGATTTAAAAATCGGTAGTTTAGTACTCAGGTAAACTGGGCAATGGTCGGGGGGCGTTAGCCCCCCATTTTTTGTGCATGAATAAGAGATCATGATCTAGAACATCACGATCATGATCCATGGTTCTTTGTCTTTGTCTTCACGATCATGATCNTGATCTGTGGACTATTGATCGTATTGGCTAATGGTGCGTTTTCTTTGGTTCTTGTGTCTTCGACCATGGTTCATGGTCAATATAATATAGCTGTAGATTTTTGGTTCGTGTGTCTTAGCTCATGGTTTCTTAGTTCTTTACTATAAGGGATCAGTGGAGATGCTATTTGTCTTCCTTAAACCTGCCCCATGCTTTATCAAAAGTAGTACCATGAACCACCCATTATCTACCCTATTACCTCTTCAGTGGTAATAGCCCCGTAATACCCCAGCCAATAACCCCAACAAAAGGACCAATGGAGAGAGTCCATGGTACATGCCCTATTGCCCTATTGGCTAAACACCTAGTAAATTCGTTTTTGTTTTTTCTTTTTTCCACAATACTATATAGGTAACAGCTTAATCCCAACTGTCAGTCAGGCAACGGTGAAACAATTCTACACCATACTCATATAACTCTTGGTCGGTGAATATTTTACTACTTATAAAAAACACACCTGCATTATCATAAGCCCCACTAGTTTCGTGAAAAGTATTAACGCCATCGTTCCAGAACTCAAGATAATTACCAGTACGGTTTTCACGCAGTGGTGCAGGGTAAGTAAGGGTTAATTGATGACGGTGGTCATCATTTTCTTCTTTGATTAAATCCCATTCTACAGGTAATTCTTCCCAGGGAAATTTAGTTACCCATTCGTCAAATGTTCCATATTTCATAATTCGCTCCGTATATTATTTATTAACTATATTAATAATAGGGCGGATGCCCTACATGGTAAACCATAGTCAAAAAAAGAATAGTATATAAATAGGACCAGCG